ATAATCTAAACAGAGAGTAAATATTATGGTTATATCAGGTAAAGCAGCATTTATTAATTTGTCAAGCCACGAAATGTACCAAGGCCAAAGCACAGGCAAGTATTCAATTGTCGTGACTTTAGATGCAGATAGTGCAGACAAACTAGCTGAGCAGGGCGTTAAGCTACGAAGCTATGAGGATAGTCAGCAAAGAAAATTTGCTTCTAAGTTTGACGTAGGCGTGGTTGACTTAGACGGTGAAGAGTTCATTGGTAATATTACCCGTGGCTCAAGTGTCAAGGTGCAGTACAGCCTAGGCCAAGAGCATCCAGTGCACGGATTTACACCGTACCTAGATAAAATCCGAGTAGTGGAGTTAGCCGAGAGCGCCACAGACGAGGACTTCTAGCGCCCTAGCTCACAGGAGGCCGTCTAAGGCCTCCTAAAGTAACCCCTAGTGTTGCTATTCCCCAGTGACACTAGGCACCTTAAATCGAAGCACAGGAGCTCTAAATTGAGTAATTTCACAGAAAGTACCTTTGTACGCCATGAACCATGCCCATCTTGCGGCTCTAGTGATGCTTTAAGTAGATATTCTGATAACCACGCTATATGCTTCAGTTGTCAGCATTATATACATGGAGACAATAGCGCCCCAAGTCACCTAAGTAAACCAAAGACAAGGCCATTAGAAATGACAGGAACAATATCAGCAATACAAGACCGTAGGATAAGCATGGACGTAGCCAAGAGGTACGGCGTCACAGTCGAGCACGGTACCGATGGTGCCATAATCAAGCACCATTACCCCTATCACAACCATGCAGGTAACGAAGTCGTAGGCACTAAGGTGCGTAACGTAGCGACTAAAGAGTTCTATAGCACAGGCGACTTAAGCACAGCAGGCCTATTTGGTCAGCAATCGTTTGCCGCAGGTGGTAAGTACATAACGATAACGGAAGGAGAGCTAGACGCCCTAGCCGTCAATGAAATGTTTGATGGTAAATGGCCTGCTGTATCCATCAGGTCTGGAGCAGCCGCAGCAGTCAAAGACATTAAAGCTAGCCTAGAGTACCTAGAGACATTTGATAATGTGGTGATATGCTTTGACACGGATGAAGCAGGCACTAAGGCAGCACAGGCTGTCTTACCTCTATTTTCACCACGTAAGGTAAAGGTATGTACTCTACCGCTAAAGGACGCTGGCGACATGCTCAAGGCCAATAAGGTGCGTGAGTTCACACGATGCTGGTGGGACGCCAAGGCCTTTAAGCCTGAGGGTGTCGTAAGCCTAAGTGACACTGGAGTATGGGATAAGTTTCTTAAGCGTGGCACAGAAGAAGTGACACCACTACCCAAGTCTTTTGGCTCACTCAATGCCATGATGAATGGAGGCATAGCGGCTGGTGAGGTGACTGTTATTGGTGCCTTAACGTCAATAGGCAAGTCAACCATGGTCTATAACCTAGTGCATGGTATGTATGCCGAGAGCGCCAAGAAGATTGGTTGTGTGTTCCTAGAGGCTTGCGTAGGTGAGACTGTAGAGAATCTGTTATCTGTCTACATGGGCACTAACATAAGCGACATACCAACAAAGGATAGAGACTATAACCTATACCATGAAAAGTATGACGAATTAGCCAACAGCGACAAGCTACACATACTAGATCACCAAGGTGCGCTAGGTGCTGATGAACTGTTTGCTAACATGCAATACTTGGTTAAAGGGCTAGACTGTGATATAATAATACTAGACCCACTGCAAGCAGCGGTGACAAGTAATGACAATGGCGTCATCGATGCGTTCATGGACAAGTGCCTTAAGCTAGCCAAGAACACAGGCGTAAGTATTATCATTGTTAGTCACATGCGTAAGCCACACGCTAGGGATGCACATGACGTAGGTGAGTATGACCTTAAGGGCTCAGGTAGTATTAATCAGATTGCTTTTAATACTATACTCTTGTCACGTGATAAAATGTCAGAGGATGATTACGCACGTAACTGTACTCAGGTGCAGTTAGTAAAGTGTAGGCGCACAGGGCGCACAGGTGTTGCTGGTTGGTTGTTCTATGAAGGTACAACAAGCCGCTTGGTGGCTACCCAAGCACCTGAGATTAAAGCAGCTAACGCACATGACGACTTCTAATAGTCACACAGGGGGTACGTATATGAACATTTACGATGTATATAACTTAAAGGACGTTGTAATTGAGGGTATAGACAGCAAGGATTATCCTGACTTTGTGGATGCTTATATTGCTTACGCAACGTACGGCAATGGCGTACCCTTAACAGAAGATCAATTAGAGTACATAACTGAGAATGAGCCAGAGTTTGTACAGGAAATGGCTCACGATTCATTTGTTGAGGGAGTATAAAGTATGAAGATGTATAAAGTGTTTGAGTGTGAAGGACATAGGTTCACATACGCTGGTGGTTGTTTTATCAACGTCTATGAGCAAGATAGAGAAAACGAGAAGATAGACACCATTGAGTTTTATGAAACGTATGATGATAGTGAAGTAGCAAGATTGTGTCTTGATTGGCTAGAAGAGGCTGAAGTTATTGAAGAAGCCAAAGCATATTATTTCTAGGGGAGCATAGAGTATGGCATATAGCGAACAAGTATTAGACCATTACGAGAATCCACGTAACGTGGGCAATATGGATTCAGAGGACGTTAATGTCGGAACAGGCATGGTAGGTGCGCCAGCGTGTGGTGACGTAATGCGACTACAGATCAGGGTCAATGGTGATGGTGTCATACAAGACGCCAAGTTTAAAACCTATGGCTGTGGCTCTGCTATTGCCTCAAGTTCTTTAGTCACTGAATGGGTGAAGGGCATGACCTTAGATCAGGCTGGTGCAATACGTAATTCTAATATCTCTGAAGAGTTAGCTTTACCACCCGTTAAAATACATTGCTCTGTGCTTGCCGAGGATGCAATACAGGCAGCTATCCAAGACTATAAGAGTAAACATTAATGATAAGTGCAGCGGTGTTGTGTATGGCCTTGAACATTTATTTTGAGGCCCGTGGTGAGCCGTTAGTGGGTCAGGTAGCTGTGGCTCATAGTGTGATGAATCGCATAGCTGACCAGCGTTATCCAGACACAGCCTGTGCAGTCATAAAGCAGGCTAAGTATCACGGGTGGGACATGGATAATCCCATTAGACACCAGTGCCAGTATTCTTGGTTTTGTGATGGTTTATCCGATAACCCACAGGATGGTAAGGCAATGCTAGAGGCTACCATATTGGCACAGTACGTGCTGGCTGGTGAATCTATTGACATTACCGAAGGTGCCACACACTACCATGCAGATTACGTAATGCCGTACTGGGCAGATGAAATGACCACTACAGTTAAGCTAGGGTCACATATATACTATAGGTAACTTATGACTAGATTAATATTTGATATAGAGACTAACGGCCTAGCGCCTACAGTAGTCTGGTGCATTGTCACTAAGGATATTGACACTGGTACTGTAGCGACTTATGTGGAGGGCCAATGGTTTGATTTTAATGAAGCAATAGCGCAAGCTAAGGAGGTGATAGGGCATAACATTATAGGTTACGACATACCAGCGTGTGAGAAGCTACTGGGCACTGATTTTAGCGGCTGTACAGTTACAGACACTTTAGTCATGTCAAGGCTAGCTAATCCACAAAGAGAAGCACATTCATTAGCATATTGGGGAGGTCAGCTTGGGTATCCGAAAGGCGATTATAACGATTGGTCGCAGTATACGCCTGAAATGGTGGTGTACTGTAAACAAGACGTTAGCATTAATGAACAAGTGTACCAAAGACTCTTATCCGAGCTTGATAGCTTTGGAGGCGAAAGCGTTGTATTGGAGCACTCTGTACAGCGTATTGTACAGGAACAAGTAAGAAACGGGTGGCTCTTAGATCAACCTAAGGCCAGAGATTTAGTAGCAGAATTAAAGGAAAAGTCTTATGAAATTGAAGAAACTGTATTACAAGTGTTTAAGCCCTTGCCTACGTACATCAAGGCCATTGTACCTAAAGTTAAAAAAGATGGGTCTTATAGTATCGTTGGGCTCAAGTTCCTCGGAGACAGGTGGGGAGAAGTAGGTGGCTCTTTTAGTAGGATTGATTGGCCTGTGTTTAATCTTGGCTCTCGTCAGCAAATAGGTCGCTACCTTAAGCACTTTGGCTGGAAGCCCAAGGTATTCACAGAGACAGGTCACGCTATAGTGTCTGAGGAAATACTAAAGAATGTCAAGGGCATACCTGAGGCTGAGTTGATTGCTAGCTACCTATTGGTAGGTAAACGCATTGCTCAAGTCTCAAGTTGGCTTGAGGCAGTCAACGAGGACACTCAGAGGGTACATGGCTACGTCAATACTAATGGAGCTGTAACTGGACGTATGACACACAGCAAGCCTAATTTAGCACAGGTGCCTAGCTCTAGTAGCTTGTATGGGCCTGATTGCAGAGCTTGTTGGATTGTTGACAAAGGTTATAAGTTGGTGGGCATCGATGCCTCAGGTCTTGAGCTTAGAATGTTAGCGCATTACATGAATGACCTTGACTATACTAACACTATACTCACGGGTGATATTCATACAGCTAACCAGAAAGCCGCAGGGCTTGATACTAGAAATCAGGCGAAAACATTCATATACGCTTATTTATATGGCGCAGGTGACGAGAAGATAGGTAGTATTGCAGGTGGTGGTAGAGCAGCGGGTAAGCGCCTTAAGGATAGTTTCCTAAGGGCTACACCAGCACTAGCTACACTCAAGGACAATGTTGCAGTATCAGCAGGTAAAGGATACGTAACAGGCTTGGATGGGCGTAAGGTATTTATTAGGTCAGAACATGCTGCTTTAAATTCATTACTCCAGTCAGCAGGTGCTTTGATTATGAAACAAGCCTTGATTATTCTTGACAGATATGCTATACTATGGGGTATAGATTATAAGTTTGTTGGTAATATCCATGACGAGTTTCAAGTGGAAGTTAGGGAAGATCAGGCAGGTAAGTTCGGGAGTCTAGCAGCTAGTTGTATTGAGGCGGCTGGTATCCACTTCAAGCTCAGGTGTCCCCTAGCTGGAGACTTTAAGGTTGGTAGCTCATGGGCTGAAACACATTAGAAGGGACTATTATGGAAAACAAACAGTTTCAGTTGTTTAAGGACGCTTATAAAGGGGATGCGGGAGCTAAAGACACAAAGATGTGCTCTAAGTGTAAGCATACTCTACCTGTGACATACTTTAGCCCAGTAGGTAAGGGAGGTTATGTACGGCATGAGTGTAGAGCCTGTGCTTATGAGTTAAATAAAGTTCGTACAGGGCTTAAGAAGTTGCATGGTCAGCCACCTGAGGGGTATGAATGTCCCGTGTGCTTATGTGATGAAGAGAGGGCTTCAAGTGGTGGGCCTAGTAACTCTGCTTGGGTTCTTGACCATGACCATGAGACAGATGATTTCAGAGGCTGGCTATGCCATAGGTGCAACCGAGCATTAGGTTGTTTCCATGATGATGTGCCTCGCTTGAAAAGAGCAATAAAATATATAGAAGGTAAATTATGAACATAAAGAATAGTAAAGGAATACCCTTTGATAAATGTTTTGTTGATGCTGATTCAATCATCTATCGCATAGCACTTAAGACGGACATATCCTTAAGGCAAGCCATGGAGTATTACGACAGAGCGATTGAGGACATTGAATGGAACACTTGTAGCAGTAAAGTCTTTGTTGCTCTAAAAGGCACAGGTAACTTTAGGTATGACATAGCGGATGACTACAAGGCTAAACGTAAGTTAGAGCCCGATGCTGACGACCCTAACCCTGAGCTCACAAAGAGGCGTAGAGAGCTTAATGAGTACGCCTACAGCTTAGGCCACTTCAAGTCAGACAATTGTGAAGCTGATGATGTTGTATCAATTTGGGCACAACAAGCCTTAGACGCTGGTGAACATTTTGTTATTGCTCACATAGATAAAGACATTGACATGGTGGAAGGTTGGCATTACAACTTCACTAAAGAGACTCTATACCAGATATGCAAAGATCAAGGTTTCCGTAAGATGTGTATACAGATGCTTACTGGTGACTCTACTGATAACATACAAGGCCTCGTTGGTGTTGGCCCTAAGACCGCTGAGAAGTTACTTAAGGACATTCCAAAAGCTGGTATGATACAAGTTGTCAAGGATATTTGGAAGGATAGGCACCCTGACGATTGGAAGGATAGGTTAGAAGTGTGTTGGAATTTGATCTATATGAGGCGTGATTGGGATAGCTTTAGGCGCTTAACGCTAGACGAGGTGTTCAATGCCCAAGCTGCTTAAACAAAAGGAATGTGCTAGGCTTCAAAAGAAGAGTAAGTTTAGGTCAGGCTTAGAGAGTGCTTTTAGTGATCGTGTGGGCACCAAGAACTTCCTCTACGAGCCTTACAGACTACCTTACACCATACATAAGAAGTACGTACCAGACTTCATCTGTGAGCGTACAGGTGCCATGATAGAGTGCAAAGGATTCTTTAGGGTAGGTGACACACAGAAGTACAAAGCCATACGTGATGAAATCACTAGGCCTCTTATCTTTGTGTTTTCTGATTCAACTAAGAAGCTACGTAAGGGCTCTAAAATGACCCTAGGACAGTGGTGTGATAAAGAAGGTCTAGCTCACTTCACTATGAAATCAGTTGATAAGCTACTGGAGCATTTACAATGTCTAGCACCTTTGAAGAAATAAGAGAACAAATATTAAATAATTATGATGTGGACTTCTTGTGTGAGCTGTTGGGAATCACAAGTGAATCGTTGGTTGATCGTTATGAAGATTTGATAATGAAAAACTTAGAGCTATTTGAAACAGAGGATGATGACAATGACGAATGAAGATGCTTTTGAAACACAGGTAGGTGGCAACCATTACATGGACATGGCTATACAACCTTTAGAATACATTATGGCAAACAACATGTCTTACTGTGAAGCTAATGTGGTTAAGTACATTTCTAGGTGGCGCTCTAAGAATGGTTTAGAGGATTTACGTAAGGCCAAGCATTACATTGAGTTATTGATACAGGCCGAATATGATGTTCACGAGACTAGCAAATCACTAGGTGAACTTCTTGATGAAGATTATCAGCTTGACAAACTTAAACCAACATTTAGTGCTAATAAACCAATAGAGGGCAACCGATAATGAACAAGCTAATTAACATGCTAAAGGTACACGAAGGTGTGGAGACACACGCTTACAAATGCACAGCGGATAAGACAACCATAGGCGTTGGGCGTAACATAGACCCCGCAGGTGGCATAGGCCTCAGTGACACAGAGATTGACTTCTTGTTGGGTAATGACATTGAGCGTGTTGAGGCAGAGCTGTACGCTACTCTTCCGTGGCTTGATGGTGACGATAGTGTCATTGGTGCTGTACGCCTTGATGCCTTGGTTGACATTTGCTTTAACTTAGGCTTACCTAGGTTTCTTAAGTTCGTTAAAGCCTTAGACGCAGCGGAGGCAGAAGATTGGGATAAGGCAGCAGACGAGTTCTTAGACAGCCGTTGGGCAAAACAAGTAGGCTCTAGGGCTATAGAGATTACTGAGATGATACGCACAGGAGAGTATCAAAATGACTATTAAGCTATACACAGGCCCATCTTGTTCAGCCTGTACAAAGCTAAAGGGACGTTTGGATGCTCTTGACATAACAACAGTTAGGTATACGGAAGCTGACGTTAATGAGCCAGCTAACAGAGCTGATGTAGTCAAGCTAGGATTCAGGGGCATACCCTTGTTAGTCAAGTATAACAAAGCAGGGGAAATGGTATCTACTTTAATGGGTGCCAGTTACCCCGACAGCACATATAAGGAGTTCTTTAGTTTTGATGTTCATGCAAGTGTTTGAAGAAATAATGGAAGGTTTTGGTTGTGACTTAAATACAGCTATTCAGTTGTATCAGCGAGGAACGATATGGGAAGATTAGAATCACCTTGTATTAATGTGTGTAAGCTGGATGATAACCTTGTTTGCATAGGTTGTAAAAGAACTATTGAAGAAATTATAAATTATGAACCAGAGAATATAGAAGATGAAACTTAAATTAGAACCACTTCAGATGGAACAAGTTGCAGTGACTTACTTAGACCAATTGCACCATGATCTGAAGGAAGAACTTACTGCACACGATAATGAGTCTTACTTAGATAAGGATGATGTAGTTGATATTACAAGATCTGTTATTGCTATTGAAATTATAATGAAAGACCTCATGGACAAAGACTTTTATTTTCAATGGAAGCGTGAGAATGGAGTAGACCTATGAGTATCTATGAGGATTACATACACAAGTCACGTTATGCACGTTACCTACCACTAGAGCAGCGTAGGGAGACTTGGAGCGAAACAGTCACTAGATACCTAGACTACTTTGCTAACAGAGGCGCTTTAGACCCTGACACGTATGCAGAGCTTTACCAAGCTATCTTTAACAAAGAAGTAATGCCAAGCATGAGAGCCTTAATGACCGCTGGTGCAGCCTTAGACCGTGACCATGTGGCAGGATTCAACTGTAGCTACATGACCATAGATCACCCTAAGGCCTTTGATGAAATGATGTACGTCCTCATGTGTGGCACAGGTGTAGGCTTTAGTGTTGAGCGACAGTATGTGTCTAAGCTACCTGAAGTAGCTGAAGAGTTACATGATACGGATACCTGTATACACGTAGCTGACAGTAAGATTGGGTGGGCTAAGTCATTCCGTGAGTTAGTTTATTTGTTGTAC